TATAACCCCCCAACCGATTGTTGAGGACGCGCGCGATCCGCTGGAAGTTCTTTGGGAAGTCGTGAACGCGATTGCTGAACATGTTCGGAAGACACTCCCGCCTCCTGTTGGCGTCAGCAAGGACCAGTGGCGAGCTTTCCGCAAGCAGCGGAAGAAATCCCTGACTGACCGAGCCTACCTGATGATCTGCAACAAGCTCTCAGCCCTTGCCGACGCCGGATGGCCGCCTGGCGATATGATCGACCTCGCCATCGAGCGGGGATGGGAAACAGTTTTTGCACCGCGTCAGGACAACCGAAATGGACAATCTTCCAGCAACATCACCAGCCTACGAGGACATCGGCCCGACCCGGCCCTCGACCTCCTCCGCGCCGCGAGTGCCGCCGAAGATTGGGAAAGTCGTGGCGGAATTGGGCCTTCGCTACCGGCCATCGGTTCAGGCTGATCTTGAAGCCCATGCCGCAACTCTGGCGCTGCTGGCCCGCGACCTTGCCGACCTCGATCCGGCTCGGCTCCAGGCCGCCGCCGACCATTGGGCAAAGACCGAGAGGTTCATGCCGAGAGCAGCCGAGCTTCGCAGCCTCGTGTCCAAGATGGGAAACCGGACGAAAGCGGCTGAACTGGCCGTGGAGCGCGGCAACGCTCGTCTGGCTAGCGAAGGCAGGACAGACATTCGCTGGGCGCTTCGCGATGGTCGCTGCGTGATTGAATGGGCGGTGCAGCCCGTCCCAGGCGCCTCAAGCTAACCGGTGCGGGGGTGGGGATGAAGAACGAGAGGATTTCCGGTCGATCGCGCAAGCCCGGGCTGCCCGAGCTTACCCCGGTCGAGCGCCAAATCTACGAGATGTGCGTGAAGGCGGCAGAGGAAAACCGGGAACTGGACAGCACGGAGATCATGGCAACGCAGATCGGCGCCAACAGCTATTCGACGGTGCCGGGGATACTCAAGCGGCTCGAGCGCAAGGGCTGGATAAGCCGCTCGGTATTTCAGAAGGGCCGGCAGGTTTGCGTCACCGCGACCGGCCGTTGCACGGTTCCTCCTCGTGACCAGACCCCGCACTGGCGGCTGCTCTACGATCGCAGCAGAGATTCAACCCCGACGCTCCCCGGGCATACAGTCGCTCGAATGGTGCCGACGCTGATGACTTACCTCGACAGGATGATGAGGGAAGAGAACCTTACGCTTCAGAGCGCTCAACTGACGCTCATGGCCCGCGGCGCCCAACACCGTGACGAGGAGAAAGGCCAGTGATGATCCCCGTCGACAACAAGCTCCCGCAGCCGCCGAACGCCTCGTGGCATGACATCGCGGCGCAAGCAGTCCCCGTCGGAGAGCAGCTTGCCTTCACCGACAGCGGCAAGCAGTTCGTCTGGATCGGCGCGATTTCAGACGACGAGACCGCGCCGCCGTCACTGGCAGCGATCGGGATGATGGCGACCGCCAAAGCCCCGGCCTTCTGGTCGCATATCGCGGATCAGGCGTGACATGGCTAAGCGCGGACGAAAGCCAACGCCGGAAGCCGAGCGCAATCGCATTATCGCGCATGTGCTCGCCGAAACCGCAACAGGCCGGTTCATCTCGCGCATCCTTGCCGAAGACGAAGACATGCCCGGCCACACGACGTGGTGGAAATGGGTTTTCGAGGATGAAAAATTGTCGGAAAAAGTCGTGCAGGCGCGCGCGCATGGTGTCGAAGCCATGTTGGACGAGTGCGGCGAGATTGCCGACGACGGGACCAACGATTTCGTCAAGAAGCCGAAAAAGGACGAAGGCGACCCCGACGAGTACGCTTTCGACAAGGAGCATGTCCAGCGATCGAAGTTGCGGGTCGAGACCAGGATAAAGCTGGCCCAGATGCTCAAACCAAAGACCTATGGCCCCAAGCTCGACCTGACCTCTGGCGGCGACAAGATCGCGCTGTCGGCTGAGGTTGAGGCGGCGCGTCGGCGCGCTGCGGAAAGCGAATGAAGGTCGATCCGCGAATCGAGCTTGCCCGCGATATCGGCGCGATGGCGTTCGATCCGCTCCGTCACTGTCTCTATGCTTTCCCATGGGACACGCCGGGAACGCCGCTCGATGGCATCAAGGGGCCGCGACAATGGCAGGGCGACACCCTCGCCACCATCCGCAACCATCTGGCGAGCGAGCGCCGCTATGAGCCGCTGAGGATCGCGATTGCGTCCGGTCATGGCATCGGCAAGAGCAGCCTCGTCGGGATGCTGAGCAAATGGGCGCTCGATTGCTGGCCGGATTCCCGGGTGATGGTGACGGCCAACACCGAGCAGCAGCTTATCACCAAGACCTCGCCGGAGGTTGCCAAGTGGCACCGCATGGCGATCACGAGCGACTGGTTCTCAATCGCGACGATGAAGATCAGTTCGAAGGAAGCCGGGCATCAGGATAGCTGGCGGCTCGATTTCGTCACATGGTCGGCCAACAACACCGAAGCCTTCGCCGGTCTTCACAACATCGGCCGGCTGGTTCTCGTCATCACCGACGAAAGCTCGAGGATCGACGACAAGGTGTGGGAAGTCATCGAAGGCGCGCTGACCGACGAGAAGACGGTGCTGCTCTGGGTCGCGCTGGGCAATCCGACGCAGAACGATGGCCGCTTCCATTCCTGCTTCCACCGCTACCGGCATCTGTGGGTGACGAAGCAGATCGACAGCCGGACGGTCGAGGGAACCAACAAGGCCTATTTGCAGGAGATCATCGACACCTACGGCATCGACAGCGACATCGCCAAGGTGCGTGTGCTCGGGCAGTTCCCGTCCGCGTCCAGCCTCCAGTTCATCGGCTCCGGTCTCGTCCAGGCTGCCCGTGAGCGGGCGATTGCCGAGAGTGCGATCCTGCCCAGCGATCCGGTGATCTTCGGTCTCGACCACGCGCGGTTCGGCGACGACCAGAGCGTTCTGGCGATCCGGCAGGGACGGGATGCGCGATCGCGCGAATGGAAGCGCTGGCAGGGCGCGAACGCGATGCAGATCGCGGGCGATGTTAACGACATGATGCGCCGCTACCTTCCCGACGCGGTGTTCATCGACGCTGGCGGCCCGAATGCTGGCGGGGTGATCGACCGGCTAAGGCAGCTCAATCCAGAGTACCAGGCGATCTTCGAGGTCAATTTCGGGACATCGACGAAAGGGATGGACGCCCGCTGGAACGAGGAGGTCAGGGTCAGGGTCGCCAACAAGCGGGCTCAAATGTGGACGAACATGCGCGCCTGGATGGAGCGCGGAATCCTGCCGGACGCGCAGGACATCGAGGATGATCTTGCGGGCGTCGAATATAGCTACACCGCGGACAACGCGATCCTTCTCGAAAAGAAGGAGCACATGAAAGCGCGCGGGCTGTCGTCGCCGGACAATGGCGATGCGCTCGCACTGACGTTTGCCGAAGACGTGGCGCCGCGCCGGACGCCGGAATATCTCAATCCGGAGCATTACGGACGCGGGAAGGAATACGACCGCTATTCCGAGCTACCGGTCCACGAGCCGATGGGGAAAGACTATGACCGATACGCGGAGTGATATCGGCCTGACGGTCTAGCCCGCGATTCAACCTCAGCCTTCGCCCGCATAGCCACGGGGCATGTGCCTCATCCCCGCGCTCGTTGGAAAAGCAATCGGCGGCCGTACCGGCGCGATGATCGGCGGAGGCCTTAGTGGTGGCGTCCCCGGCGCGCTGCTTGGCTCCTTCCTGTCAAAGAAGTCCGCGCCGTCCGCACCGGCCACCCAGCCGGCGGCCACCACCACCACCGGGTACGGAGGCTGACGGTGTGCTTCGCTCCGAAGATCCCGGCCCCTCCCATGCCAGCCCAGTTCCAGGCGATGCAGGCGCCCAAGGATTTGACGCCCAATAAGGATGCGTCGCTCAATCGCCGTCGCGGTTTCTTCGCCAGCATCTTCACCGGGCCGCAGGGGATCACCGCCGCCCCGACCGTGACCGGTAGCGGTGGCGGCTTGACGGGTGGCTGACCTTTCGCTCAAGGAGCGCGCAATCCGCCGCCTCGAAGGGCTGAAGGACCAGCGCAAGTCATTCGAGGCCGACGCCAAGGAAATCGCCGCCTATGTCGCTCCGGCCCGTTCCCGCTTCCTCAGCGGCGACACCAACCGGGGTCGCAAGCGCAATACGCGGCTGAACAACAGCGCCGGAATCGTCGCCTTCCGCACCTTGCAGGGCGGAATGACGTCGGGCCTGTCGTCGCAATCCCGGCCGTGGTTCTCGCTGTCCACCTATGACGAGGGCCTGCTCGACAACGACCAGGTGAAGGTGTGGCTGAGCGAGGTCGAGACCCGGCTCTACAGCTTCCTCGCCAACACCAATTTCTACGGGGCGGTGAAGACCGGATATCTGGAGCTCGGATCGTTCGGGACCGAGGCCTGCGTGATGCTGGCTCACAACGATCTTGGCGCGGTCTGCCACCAGCTTACCTTCGGCGAATATTGGATCGGGCTGAACGAGGCGCAGCAACCCGGCTGCCTCTACCGCGAATGCGCGATGACCGCCTACCAGGTCGTCCAGATGTTCGGCGACCAGGCTCCCAAGCGGGCCAGGGATTATTACGACCGTGGGAATTACGAGGAGTCGATCTGCCTCTACCACGCGATCGAGGAGAACGACGAGCACGAACCCGGCAAGCTCGGTCCGAAAGGCAAGGCGTGGCGCTCGCTCTACTGGGACGCGAACGACGGGTCGAAGGACGGCGTCATCCAGCTCAACGGCACCGAGGAGCAGCCGTTCTGGGCGCCGCGGTGGGACACGACCGGGAACGATGCATGGGGACAGGGACCGGGCCATGACGCGCTTCCCGACCTGAGGGAATTGCAGCTTCAGACCAAGCGCAAGGCCGAAGCGACGGACATGCACATCTGGCCCGAGATCGTCGCCTCGTCCAAGATCAAGCTCAAGCGGCAACCGAAGAATGTCGTCAGTTCCTCGGAGGTCGATGTCGCCAAGGCCGTCACCGTTCCCTACGAGATTCCCTACGAAGCGATCGGCGCGATCCGCGAGGACATCAACGATCTCAGGCAGGCGATCAACCAGGCGACCTATGCCGACCTGTTCATGGCGATCACCAACATGGACGGCATCCAGCCGCGCAACATCGAGGAGATCGGGGCGCGCAACGAGGAGAAGCTGACGCAGCTCGGCCCCGTGATCGAGCGGGTGAACAACGAGAAGCTGCAGGTGGCGATCAACCGCGCGTTCGGGATCATGCAGCGCCTTGGACTGCTGCCGCCGGCCCCGGCGATCCTGAAGAATGCTCCCGACATCAAGATCGAGTTCGTCTCCATCCTGACGCAGATGCAGCGCATGGTCGGGCTTGGGCAGATCGAACGCAACGTCCAGTTCATCGGCGGCCTTAGCGGCGCCTATCCGAACGCGCGCTTCAAGCTCGATGTGAACGAGACAATCGACGAATATGCCAAGCGCGGCGGAATGCCCGCAAAGCTGATCCGGTCGACCGAGGACGCGCAGAAGGACGCCGACGCCGAAGCGCAGGCCGCGCAGGGCGCGCAAATGGCGGAGATGGCGGCCAAGCTCGGCAAGCCCGCCAAGGACATGACCGACGCCGCGACACTGGCGGCCAATCTCCCGGTCGCCGCGACCCCGCCGGTCGAGGGCCTGGTGCAGTGAGCAGGTATTTTGCCCGCCCGCGCGCCGCCCCTGACGGCGATTGGAACGATCCGCTACTACCGCATCTGAGCGTGAGCGAACACCGGCCCGTTGACACGGGTCTTTGCGATCATCGCGGCGATCCGATCTGGCGCGCGCCAAACCATGTCGGCTTTCACCGTCCGGGTCTCAAATGACCCGCGAGGAACGTGAGAAGACGCAGCGCGACGACCTGATGCTGCTGCTCCAGCGGCCAGAGTTCATCAGATTTTTGTGGCGCGTGATTCAACTTGCCCGCATTTTCGACCGCACAACCGATGGGTCCGAAGGGCGCATCCTCGCATTCGATGAGGGGCGCAGGAACCTGGGGTTGGAAATCCTCGAGATGGTCGAAGCGGGCCAGCCCGTATCGCATCCTGAAGGCCAGCCGATTTTGACGCTGCTCCAGGCCCTTCGCGAGGAAGCAATCCAACAGCCCCAGGAGAAGAAGAATGACGGACCAGGCAAGCACGACAGATACCACGACATCGACGGCGACGGCGAGTGATGCGGCCGTTGCCGGTGAAGCCACCGACGCCAAGACCGTCGATGCGACCGTCGCGGCTGAAACAACTGCTGCGGCAGACGCGGCTGGAGAAGCCGACGATTCCACCGTGCTCGGATCGGCCACGACCGAGGCCGGAGCCGGAGACGATGAAGGCGCAAAAACTTCGGACGCGGAGAGCGGGAAGACCGATGACCCGGGCGCTGCTGACACTGTGCCGGAAACCTACGAGCTGAAGGTCACGGCGAAGGACGCCGAGGGCAAGGACATCGACGTCGAGATCGACACGGAGCTTCTCAGCGAAGCGACCCCGATCCTCAAGGAGGTGGGCCTGACCAACGAGCAGGCCAACAAGCTGGCCCCGCTGATCGTCAAGGCACAGGAGCGCGCGTTCGCCAAGCAGGCGGACGAGTTCGCGGTGATCCGCGCCGACTGGGCGAAGGAAGCGCAGGCCGACCCCGAGATCGGCGGCAAGAACTGGGAAGCGACGAAGAACAATGCCGCCAAGGCGCTCGATCATTTCGTCGGCCCGTCGAAGAAGGACGACGCGGGCCGCGAGACCAACGAGTTCCGGGCGCTCCTGAACGACAGTGGGATCGGCAACCGCAAGGAGTTGATCCGCGCCTTCAGCAAGATCGGCGAGGCGATTGCCGAGGATGGAACATTCGCACGGTCGGAAGAGAAGGCCGTGTCCAAGAAGTCCCGGGAAGAGGAGCTTTATCCCGACGACGTACCGAAGAAGTGAGCAACCGGACTCCCACGCCGTGAGGCGTCGTGTCCCTTAGATGGAGTTTTTTAGATGGCTACCATTGGCAATAGCTACCTCAGCCTGATCGACATGTTCAGGAATGGTGGCGACACTGCGATCGCTGATGTTGCCGAGGTCCTGAACCGCCTGTCGCCGGTCGTTCGCAATGCGTTCACCGTCGAGGCGAACAAGGGCACCCAGCACCAGCATTCGATCCGCACCGGCCTTCCCGCTGTAACGTGGGGCCGGCTCTACCAGGGCATCCCGCAGTCCAAGTCGACCCGTGCCAACGTCATCGACACGACCGGCTTCGTCGAGGGCCTGTCGACGGTGGACACGCGGCTCCTGGAGATTTCGCCCAACCCGGCTGCGACCCGCATGTCGGAGGCGGAAGCCTTCCTGCAGAGCCTCAACCAGGAGGTCGAGACCCAGTTCTTCTACGGCGACGTTGCGACCTCCCCGGAGAAGATCAAGGGCCTGGCCGCGCGCTACAACGCGAGTGGCGGCGGAGGCGCCGGAAACCAGATCGTCAAGGCTGGCGGCGCGGGTTCCGACAACACATCGGTCTTCTTCGTCACCTGGAGCGAGAACGCCACGCACCTCATCTACCCGAAGGGGACGAAGGCGGGCATCGACCGCCAGGACAAGGGCGAGCAGCGTGTCTATGACGCGAACAACAATCCCTACTATGTGAAGGAAGAGCTGTTCCGCTGGCACGTCGGCGTGGCCGTCCGCGACTGGCGCTACAACGCGCGCATCGCCAACATCGACGTCTCCGACCTGCAGGCCGGGACCGTCGACATCTACAAGTACATGCGCTCGGCTTTGTACAAGCTGCAGGGCGTGTACGCGACGGCGATGAAGGACGGCTCGGGCAATCTCAACGAGAACGCCTCCGTCGAAGGCCGCACGGTAATCTACATGAACCGCACGGTCCTTGAGGCCCTGGACGCCGCTGGCACCAATGCGTCGAACGGCGCGCTGATGCTCCGGCCGATGGAGCTCGAGGGGCGCATGGTCCAGTCCTATCGCGGGATCCCGATCGAAGTCAGCGATGCGATCCTGAACACGGAAAGCGTCGTCAGCTAATCGTCTGGCTCAAAGGAGTAGAAACAATGATTGTCGACAACACTCTGGTCTTCAGCGACAGCCAGGCGATCACGGCCACGGCGGCTTCGACCAACATCATCGACGTGGGCGCGGCCGGAACCGCGTTCGGCGCCGCCGCGGCTCTTGCTCGCGACATCGGCAAGGGGACGGAAATTCCGCTCTACCTGTCGGTCTCTCAGGCATTCAACAACCTGACCTCGCTCAAGGTCTCGTTCCAGAGCGACGACGACTCCGCGTTCGGCACCGCCAACAATGTCGTGGCCGAACGCACCTACGCGCTGGCGGAACTGACGCTGGGAGCGCGCCTGCCGTTCCCCGCGGAAATCCCGGAAGGCTCGGCCGGTCGTTACCTCAGGCTCAACTACACCGTCACCGGCACCGCGCCGACCACCGGCAAAATCTTCGCCAGTGTCGTCGCCGGCCGCCAGAACAACCCGTAAGGAGTAAGGCGATATGGCCGACAGCAAAGGGGCTAATCTGACCGGAGCGGGAACGCATCGCGCAACGCAGCGCGGCTATGCGATCGATCCCGAAACCCACGCCGGAGTCCTCGTCGATGAAGGCGAGCCTGTCCCCGCTAACATCCCCGTTTCCAAGGAATGGATGGAAGCGGTGAAGAAGGGCAAGGACGACTAAGGCAATCGCCGCCTCCAGCGGCAGCCAAAGATGGGCGGGGCAGTTTGTTTCCTCCGGCAGGCAGTCCCGCCCATCCGTGCGATTCAAGGTCGGCGAGCGCTGACCTAGCGCTTTCCCAATGGCCGACAAGCCTCCTGCCCCGATCTATCGCGCTCAGGGCAACAGCCTGTTCCGCACCGATGCGGGCGATACCGTCACCAAGCGCGGGCAGGACGTTCCCTATAACATCAACGGCGCTCCGACCGGCGCCGAGGTTGCCGACGGCGACTATGGCGACATCACCGTAGCCTCGGGCGTGTGGACCATCGACCCGCATGTGGTCGGCTTTTCCAAGATGGTGGCCGCGAGCGCGGCGGGGATCGTCGGGGCGACTGTCGCCGGTGATTTCGCGCAACTTACCCCGGCGCAAGCGAAGACTGTTCTCGCGATCACGGCTTCGGACATCTCCGGCCTCGGCTATTTCGCGACCGGGACCGACGCGGCCAACCTGACCGGGACGGTGGCGGCGGCAAGATTCCCGGCCCTGACCGGCGATGTGACGACCGCGGCCGGGACGGTCGCGACCGCGATTGCGGCAGGGGCGGTGACGCTGCCCAAGATGGCGAACGTCGCCACCGCGACCGTCTTCTACCGCAAGACCGCAGGCACCGGTTCGCCGGAAGTCCAGACCCTTGCAACGCTGAAGGCCGACCTTGGCCTGACCGGAACCAATTCGGGCGACCAGACGATCACCCTGACCGGGCCTGTCACCGGCTCGGGAACGGGATCGTTCGCGACCACCATCGCCGCCAATGTCGTCGCCAATACCAATCTTGCCCAGATCGCGACCGCGACCTTCAAGGGGCGAACCAGCGCCGGAACCGGCAATGTCGAGGATTTGACGGCAACGCAGGCGACCGCGCTTCTCAATTCGTTCACCAGCCTCCTCAAGGGGCTTGTCCCCGCGTCCGGCGGGGGCACCGCCAACTTCCTTCGCGCCGACGCGACATGGGCGGCTCCGGCGACGGGAGCGGCGGGCTCGGACCGGCAGGTGCAGTTCAACAATGCCGGTGCTCTAGCCGGGGCTGGCTCAATCGACATCGACGCCGACGGGAACCTGAGGGCCGATTATGCGGCCAGCGTCACCACACCCGGAGCCGATCAGATCACGTCCGTTCCGCAGCGCATCGCCGCGTCAGGCGGAACCGTGCTTCCGCGCTTCGTCGGCGAGGACGGGATCAAGACGACGATGCAGGCCCACATCGGCCGCAACTCGGTCGTCTGGGGTCAGGCATTGGGCGGCTTTGCTGGCAACATCACCCTCAACGGCGCGTCCAGCCTCGGCAATGTCGGGACCGCGACGGCGCGCAATGTCGCCACCACCAATCGGCTGACCCGGGCAAAGCGGGTCGGCTATGTCAGCGCTTCGACCGCAGGGAATGCCGGGGCGCTGGAAAACAACGGGACCGGCAACACCCAGTGGACGGTCGGCGGCGCCTCCGGAGCCGGATTCCTCGCCGTCTTCCGCTGGGGATGCAGCGATGCGGCCACGGTCGCGGGAGCGCACATGTTCGTGGGCATGCGGTCCTCCACCGCCGATCCGTCGCGCACGGTCAGCCCGGCCACGCTCACCAACCAGATCGGGGTCGCACAACTGAACGGGGGCGCCAACCTCAACATCGTCTATGGTGGCTCGGCCGCGCAGACCGCGATCGACCTTGGCGCAAGTTTCCCCGCCGCCGATACCACCGCGCTCTATGAACTGATCCTCTACGCCCGTCCCGACGATGCGACCAAGGTCGCTTACCGGGTGGAGAATATCGGCACCGGTGCCGTGGCTTCCGGCGTCCTGACCGGCGTGGCCGGGACGGCTTTACCGGCCAACACCACCTTGCTGGGGCCGATGTTTTGGCGCTCGAACAACGCCACGGCTCTGGCGGTCGGGATCGACATTGCCAGCCTCTATATCGCGAGCGACATCTAAAGCCGCGATTCAAGGCTGCCCGGCGTCCGCATAGGCCAAGACCATGCGCGCTTTCTCCCAGCTCGGCATTTTCAACCAGGCTGTCGCGATGCTGCCCGCGACTCCCATCGCGTCTCCGGACGAGAACAGCCTTGAGGCGAGAGAGTGCCGCCGCCTCTATCCCGAAGTCGTCGCCGACATGCTGGAGGGGCCGCACGACTGGTCGTTCGCCAATCAGCGGGTGTTGCTTGCGGCTCTCGTCACCAACGATCGCTCCGATAGCTGGCTCTACGCCTATGCGCTGCCGTCGAACCTCGGCAATCCGGTCCGCGTCCTTCCCGATCTGAGCAGTCTTGGCCTGTTGCTTCCGGTCCCGCTTCCCGGCCAGCCCTATGGCGAGGTCTGGGTCAGCGCGATCCAGCGGCTGGAAATGCCCTACGAGATCGAAGGGCAGACGCTTTACACCAACACCTCCGCAGCCACGCTCGAATATACGATCAACGACGTTGCCGGAGTGCCGATCACGCAACTGGCGATCACAGCGCTAGCCACCGATCTCGCGGCACGGGTTTGCGTCCCTGTCAAGAAGGACAGCCAGCGCGAGTCCGTCCTTCTCCAGAAAGCGGAACTGGCATGGCAGCGGGCCATTGCGGACGACCGCAACCGCCAGCCCGAGAGCTACGCCGACTTCCTCCCCGAGACCATCGCCGCCCGTCACGGAATGACCTGCTGATGGCCTATCGCACCGCTGCGACCAACTTCACCAAAGGCCAGATCAGCCCGGAAGCCGAGGCGCGGTTCGACCTGCCGATCTACAATGCCGCCGTCAGGACCGCCACCAACGTCAAGGTGCAGCGCACCGGCGGCCTGAAGAAGCGGATGGGGACGCGGTTCGTCGCCGAGGCGCTGTCCCCGTCCTCGCGCCTGATCCCGTTCCAGTTCAGCGACGACCAGGCCTATGCGCTCGAGTTCGCGCAAGCCCAGATGCGCCCCTTCGCGCTTGGCGGGGCAGTGCTCGAAACCGGCCTCAAGGTGACGGCGATCACCAAGGCGGCAAACGCAAAGATCACGGCCGCCTTCCACGGCTACAGCGTCGGCGATCCGGTCTATCTCAACGACATTCTCGGCATGGTCGAGATCAACGACCGCTTCCTCACCGTCCAGTCCGTGGTCGACGCCAACAATTTCACCGTCAACTTCGACAGCACGAACGCCTCTACGTTCACGGGCGATACCGGCGGCGTGGTCAACAGTGCGCCTCCGCCGCCTCCGCCGCCGCCACCGAGCGTCCCGCCGCCAACCACCGATCCGGCCCCGCCGACGGTGGGCGGAAGCTCGGGAGGGAGCTATTCGGGCGGCGGCAGCACCGCGTCCGACCCGAGCGACGGGATCTGGAGCGGCGTCGGCACCGACATTCCCTGATGCCGGTCTATCGCGTCTATCAGGCGGCAACGCCGTTCAACGCCTCCGAACTGCCGGAGATGGACTACGAGCAGACGGCCGACGTCATCTATCTCGCTCACCAGAACCATCTGCCGTGCAAGGTCATTCGCCACTCGCACACCGATTGGGAGTTCGCCGACGTCACCTTCGGCCCGGTGATTCCGGCTCCCGCCGGCGCCTCTGCTTCGGCGACGACCGCCAACACCGATTCCGCCAACAGCGGAAACGCCTATTTCCCGCAGCCCGCCTCCTACCAGGTCACGGCCTATAACGAGGACACCGGGCAGGAGAGTCGCCCGACCGCTTCCGTCACCGTCACCAACGATCTCGCGCTCAAGCGCAATTACAATTCGATCAGCTGGGGCGCGGTTACGGGCGCGACCCATTACCGCATCTACAAGAGCGAGAACGAGCAGGGCTTCGGCAATATCGGCATCACCGACCAGCTTACCTTCCGGGACGACAATATCGGTCCCGACCTGTCGTTCGGGCCGCCGGTCGGGGACAATCCGTTCGCCAACGCCGGGGATCGCCCGTCGGCAATCACCTTCCACGAACAGCGCTCCTACTGGGCGCGGACCCTGAACCGCCCCAACGGCATCTGGGCATCGAAGTCGGCCGATTTCGAGAACATGGATTTTTCGCGTCCCGGACGGGAGGACGACAGCATCGAAGTCGCCCTCGTCGCCAACAAGGTCAATTCGGTCAATGCGATGGCTTCGACCGAGCAGGGGCTTCTTGCCCTGACCAGCAACAACATCTTCGCCGTGCAGGGGTCGAACGAGGATTACATCACCGCGACACCGCCGCCGCGGATCAGGCCCAGGGTCCGGCGCGGCGCCTCCCGGTTGAAGCCGATCCTGATCGACAACGTGGTTTTCTACGAGACGGGCAAGACCGGTGAGGTCAGGACCATCGGCTACGACTTCGAGCTCGACGGGCTGAAGACCGATGATGTCAGCATCTTCTCCCGCGACATGTTCCAGGACTTCTCCATCGTCGCATGGGCGTTCGCGGAAAAGCCCGCTTCGGCGATCTGGGTGGTCAGGAGCGACGGCAATCTGCTGTGCCTGACATGGGACCAGGCGCAACAGGTCTGGGGCTGGACGATGTGCGAGACCGACGGGCTGTTCAAGGGCGTCTCGGTCATTACCGAACAGGGCGAGGATCGCGTCTATTTCGTCATCGAGAGGACCATCAACGGGGTCTCGAAAACCTACATCGAACGCATGGCGGCGGAATTGTGGAACGACCAGGCCGACGCCTGCTTCCTCGATTGCGCGAGGACCTTCACCTCGACCGGCTACGTCAACGTGTTCAACCGGCTCGACCATCTCGAAGGCGAGACCGTGGTGGCGTGGGTGGACGGGTCCGCCGTGACGACCGATCCTTCCGGCGATCCGCTCGTGGTCACGAATGGTTCGGTCACGCTCGCGATCGGCGGCAAGAAGGTGACGATCGGGCTTTTGTTCACCGCCGAGGTCGAGACGCTTCCGCTCGCGATGCAGACGCCGCAGGGCTGGATCAAGGCCCGCCCGGGGCAGGCGGGACGCGCCTTCGTCTCCGTGATTGAAAGCCGCAACGTGACGGCGGGCGTGAGCGAGACCCAGCTATTCCCGATCAAGCAGCGGGACCTGGAGGATTATGGCGATCCGATCAGCCTGTTTACCGGCGATCTGGAAATCCCGCTTGGCGGGTCGAGCGGCAACGAGATCACGGTCACCATCCGCTCGGAAGACCCGACGCCGCTGCATGTCGCCGGGATTCTGGTGGAACCCGAGTTCGGCAATCTGTGAGGGCGCTCCTCGTTCCGGCGAGCCTTGTTCACGTCGGCCCGCTCGCGCACCGGATGCGAGAGCATGATCGCCGTGAGTGCGAAGCGTTCGGCCGCAGCCCGAAGAACGCGCTCAGGATTAGCCTGAGGACAAGCTTTCACGCCTTGACCGCGACCGACGAGCAGGGAGCGGTGCTGGCGATGTTCGGGGTAATGGCGATGGACATTCTCGGGCGCACCGGTTCGCCGTGGTTTTTAGGCACCGACCGGGTGTTCGATTATGCCCGCGACCTGATGGAGCGAGGACCGAGGATCATCGCCTGGTGGCAGCAGGATTTCGACGTGATGGAGAACATCGTCTCGGTCGAAAATCGCAAGGCCATTCGCCTGCTCGAGAAATGGGGCGCGCAAATCGGGACGAGGACGCAGGTGCATGGCGGGGTCGAGTTCGTGCCGTTCAGCTTCAGTGCGGCGATTCAAGAGAGTCGGGCCGCCGCATAGCAGGAGCATATGCGCCAGCCTTCCCGGAGTGCCTGAACCGTGTGTCTGCCTTTGGCCGCCGCCGCCGCTGTCGCCGCCAGCGCCGTTTCAGCGGCCGGCGCGCTGCAGGCTGGCGCGTCCGCCAACGCCCAGGCCCAGTATGAGAGCCAGGTCGCGCAGCGCAACGCGGCAATGTCGGTCCAGGCTTATCAGGATTACCGGGGGCAAGTGGCTCCGGGCGAGCGCCGGGATTTCTGGAACAAGGTCGGCCAGATCAAGGGGCAGGACATCGCGGCGATGGCCGCCAACGGGATCGACGTCGATGTCGGCTCTGCCGGTCGGGTGCAGCAGGACACGCAGACGGCGGCCAATCAGGACTTCTCCAACCTTACCGCCAACCAGGAGCAGAAGCAGAAAGGCTATCTGATCGACGCCTCCAACTTCACCTCCGACGCGGCCGCGGCCCGGGCGCGCGGAAGCCAGGCTGTCACTGCCTCCTACTTCGGGGCGGCGTCTTCGATCCTTGGCGGGATTTCGCAGGCGGGCGGCATGAAAGCCAAGATGGGCGGCGGGTAAATGGCGAGGGTGCAGATATTCGAGGGCGGCGATATCCCGCGCGACGCTCCGAACGTCGTTCCGCTTCGCGCGGCCCAGTTCGATACCGGCGCGATCGGCCAAGGCATGGAACAGCTCGGCAATGCCGGGCAGGAAGCGGCCGGAGTCCTCGACCGGATCAACGCGGCTCACGATGAATCGGCGGCCAAGGAGGCGGCCAACGCGGTCGCGCAGCATTTTACCGAGATCGGCTACACCGGCGCCAATCCCTATTTCGACACGCAGGGCAAGGATGCGCTCGACCTGAGGCCCACGGTCGACAAGAGCCTCGACAGCTTCATCCAGCAATCGCGGGCCGGGCTGACCAACGGCCGCCAGCAAACCCTGTTCGACGACGCGATCACGCCCCAGCGCCTGCAATGGGGCCAGTCGATAGCCGCTCACGCGCTGAAGGAAACCCGCACCTACGCGATCGGCGAATCGAAGGCCCGGCAAGGCGTGACCGGAGAGCTCGGGCGCCTGTCCTATTTCGACGATCCGAACGAAGGCGAAAAGCAACTCGACACGCAGGCAGCGGAGATCGAGGCGCAAGGCCATTTGGAAGGTTGGGGCGACGACCAGATTCATGCCGCCCAGCTGACCGCGCGCTCCGGGGCGTACAAGGACATCGGCGGCCAGCTTGCGCTCTCCAGCGGACAAACCGGCGTCGATCTCGCACGGCAGTTCGTCGAGCAGCACAAGGGGTCGATGCTGAGCGACGACCGCGATGCCGTGCTGGCGCGCGCGACGGTTCAGGAAAACGCGATCCAGGCCGAACAGCGGCGCGCCGAAGCCGAGGCAAGGCGGCAGGCAAGCGAGGACAAGCGCGACGCAAGGGATCGTGTGGCAAGCGCGATGGGACGCATCGACGAGGGCGTTCCGCTGTCGCCGGATGAATATGCGTCCGTCATTGCCGATGCGAAGGCGACCGAAGACCCCAACCTCATCAAGCGGGTGCAGGACGGCCAGTTCAAGAACAGCCTTTCGATCCAGTACCGGACGGCGACCCCGCCCCAGCTTCAGGATCGCGTCAACCAGTTGTCGGCGGACATCGCCAAGGCGGGGCAAAACGCCGACCCGCATGAGATCATCGAGCGCGACCATTTGCAGCAGATGTTCAACCAGTCGAGTTCGCAGCTCAACGCGGACCCGCTTGGCTGGCTTGCAAGGACGCAGGGCGTTCCGGTCCAGCAACTCAATCTCGACGATGACAACAGCGTTCAGGCGCGTGTCGCCGCCGCGGTGAAGATCCCGGCGATGACCGGCCACGCCCCGGCGGTGTTCACACCAAGCGAGGTCTCCGCCTTGTCGCCGCAATGGAGCTCCGGCAACGCGGCGCAGAAGATCAATCTCGTCACTCGGCTGGCGCGGTTCGGCCCGCTGGCGACCGTTGCCGCCCAGCAGATCGCACCCAACGACAACGGCCTTGTCCATCTTGTCAGCCTTGCCTCGCACTCCAACAAGGCGGCTGGCCTCGCTTATGTGACGAAGGCGCTTCAGGGCTACGATGCGATCAAGACCGAAGGACAGATCGTCGGCAAGCTCGCGACCCAGTCCCAGTTCAATACCTTCGTCGGCTCCGCGCTCCAGTTCATGCCGGGCGCGAGGGACGGCGTGTTCACGGTAGCCAAGGCGATGCTGGCCCAGGACGCGGCGGAGCACGGATGGAAGGACGAGACCGACGCCGGGGACAAGGCATGGTATCGGGCGATCAATTCCGCGCTCGGAGCCTATGGGCGGGGCGACGGTATCCAGTTGGGCGGGTTGGCCGGGTTCAACGGCGCTCAGACGGTGCTGCCGGAGAACATGGGGCTGGACGAGTTCGAGGGCCGGATTTCCCGGGCCAGCGGACCCCAGTTCGCCGCCGCCTCCAACGGTGTCCCCGTCACCGGCAATGGGACGGTGCTGAGGGCCGGAGACCTGAAGAAAATGCACTACGTCCCGGTCGACGATGGAATCTATCGTCTCGAATCGGGCGGCTCGTTCGTCCACACGAAGAACGGCGATCCGTTCCAGCTCGACGTAAGGAAGCTCGGCGGAGCCGGAAGGTGAGCGTCCTCGGCCAGATGTCCTTGACGGACAAGGGCGCTCCGCCGCTCCTGCCCAACCTTGCCGACCCGCCGGATTCAACCGGCTTCTTCAGCAATCTTTCCGCCGGCTTCACCCAGGCCAAGGCAGGACCGCACTCGACCCAGAACGCGAAAGCGATCTACGAAAGCCGCTATTACGACCAGATCATCCAGGCGTTGAACGCGCAAGGCGAGAGCGCGACCGAGATGGTGCCGGTCCCGGTCCTTGCGACAAGCCCGTTCTATCACCCGCAGCCCGGCGACCAGGTTCTTCCCAACGGGCACGTTCTAACCCCGGTCAAGCGGCCGTTCGCCAATCCGTTCAGCGAAAGCCCGTCGCTGACCCGCGACGTCAACCCGGTCGCCAACTTCTACCTTGGCGGAGACGGTAACGAGATCAGTCAGATATGGGGTGCGGTGCAGAAGGTCCGGTTGAGCAAGCCGGACTTCCTCAAGGAGTTCAAGGACCAGCAGGCAATCGAGGCCCTGGCGAAACAGCAGCGCCAGTCCGACCTCATTACCTCCGACGCCGTGACGAGCCGGGCTACCACCCTCGGCAAAATCGGCGGTTTCATCGGCGGCATGGCGGGAAGCCTTGCATCGCTCGACCCGGAGAACGCCGTCGGCGGTTTTGCAAGCCCCGTCGAACGAGCGGCAGGGACGAGCGTCGCCAGGCAGATCGTCCGATCGTCTGCACATGGGGCGACCGCCAACGCGGCGGCCGGGCTGGTTGCGATCCCCGCACAGGAGGTCGACGCCGAATCTCTGGGACAGGCTCCGATGACCGCCGGGGAAATGGCAACCCATGTCGGGCAGAACGCGCTTGCAGGAGCAATCCTCGGCAGCGCGCATGTCGCCATTCCCGCCACCGTCAAGGCCGCGCCGGAAGCAATCGCCAACGCTGCCGCGACAGTCGGAGCGAAGCTGCCAGACACCGTTCGCGATCCGATCGTCGCCGCGTCGATCAGGGCTGGAACGGTCAAGGACCGCAACCTTCTTTACGAGTTCCAGCGCGCCCACGCCCCTTATTCGGCGGTGGACACGTCGACCCCAACCGAGCGCGCCGCCGCGCATGTCATGACGAACGACGTCGAGACGCAGGAGCAATCGCCGCTCCAGCCCGAACATTCGGCGGACAACAGCCAGCGGCTTACGGCCATCGCCAATTCACTCGGGGTCGATCTTCCCCCGGTTGCCCCGCCGACATCGGCTCCGGTCCAGATGCCGACGGTACGCGACCAATCCACCGCATCGGCGGCCCCGCGCAAGCCCGCTGGCTTTGCCGACGCAATCGCCGGCGCCGAAGGATCGACCCGCAATCCCCGCTCAACCGCCGACGGTTACGGCAATTTCATCGACAGCACATGGCTTTCGGTCGCTCCCAAGGTTACGGACACGACCGGCCTCTCGCGGGACCAAATCCTCCAGCTTCGCCACGACAAGACGATAGCCGCCGCGGCAACCAATTATTACGCCGCGCAAAACAGCCGCTACCTTCGAATCCGTGGCCTTGAGGACAGCCCGGGAAACTTGAGCCTCGCCCACTTTCTCGGTCCCGCCGATGCGGCAAGGGTGCTTCAGGCCGATCCCCGGACTCCGATCGAGAGCATCCTTTCGCCCAAGGTCGTCAGCAAGAACCATGAAGTTCTCGAAGGCAAGTCCGCGTCCGAGGTCGTCGCATGGGCGAACAAGCGGATCGGCGCCGCAGTCGACCAGCCTCCGGCCCGTCCCGATGCGGTCGATGCGGAGGGCTTCGATTACACCTCACCGGTTCCCTACACGGTGGAGATGCTTCGCCCCGACGAGGTTCAGACCAACGCGGCGCTGATGCAGTACAAGTCGGGAGGCGACGAGAACGGGGTCACTGATGCATTGAAGGGCGTCGAACAGTGGAATCCCATCCTCTCGCAACAGATCCTCGCATGGGAGCCGCGAGAGGGCGGACGGATCGTCGTCGACGGCCACCAGCGGGTGGGCTTGGCGCAGAGGCTCAACGACCCGGATATCCGCCTTCCCACTGTCGTCGTTCGCGAAGCGGACGGGATCACTGCGGAGCAGGCGCGAGTCCTGGGCGCGCTCAGGAACATCGCCAACGGCACCGGCACCTTGCTCGACAATGCCAAGGTCTTGAGGGACGCGCCGGAGGCAGCGGCCATGCTTCCGTCCAATGCTTCCCTTGCGCGAGACAGCATGGCCCTGTCGCGCTTGTCCTATCCAGCGTTCGGGGCGGTCCTCAACGATGTCGTCGATCCGAGGGTGGCGGTTCAGATCGGGCTTCACGCCGCGCATGCTCCGGAAAGCCACATGGCTCTGATCGACCTTCTCAGGAAGGAGAAGATCAGTAGCCCGAACGAGGCGGCGGCCGTCGTCCGGCAGGCGGCAACGGACGGCTTTGGAACGGCGGAGGAAAAGCAATTGTCGATGCTCGGCGATCAGCCGCAGCAGGCGCTTTACGTTCCCGCTTCCCGGATCATGGCCGCAGCGGCGAAACGCTTGCGCGAGGAAAAGCGCACGTTCCAGGTCTTGAGCGAAAAGGCGGGGCAGATCGAAGCGGCCGGGAATGTCTTGGACCGCACCGCGAACAAGGGTAAGGTGATCGGCAATGACGAAGCCCTCGCAATCCTCGAAAGGACCGCGCATTCCGCAGGCCCCGTCAGGGACGCCCTCATCCGGGCGGCAAGAGCCGAGCTTTCCGGTGTTCGACGCGCCGAGGCCGTCAAGCAATTCCTCGACGAGCTCGGTTCCATCGACCTACGCGCTGCCGCCCGAGGAGTGGAATCGCATGGCGGCGCTGGCACAGCATCTCTCGGATCGGGACGTGACCTCGCCGCTGAAGCGCCGAACGAAGACGTTCCTCCAGGAGGCGAACCGAGCCTCTTTGACCAGGCCGTAGCCGCCCGCGACAACGCGGAGAAATTCTCCGACCCAATGGGCGAAGGCGCCAAGCAGCAGACGGCGCTGCTCGAGCATGACCTGAGGATGGACGCGCAGCCACGCGGCGTTCCCTACATCGACCCCAAGTTGCTGGCGAAGATCGGCGGCGGCTTTGCTGCCGACCACGAGTTCGCGCCAACCGAGCCTCCGCCCTTGTTCGACCTCCCCGAGACCGGCTTTCGCGTGTCCGAGGACGGCGACCGCCCGCGCTCGATTGAAGACATACTCAACGCGGCCGATGCCGACGAAGCCGCCGCACAAGCCCTGAAGGACTGCCTGTGACGATCCGCCGCTGCATCCCCGAACTGTTGGGCCAGGGCAGGATCACCGACGAGCAGGCCGGGCGGATGCGTGACCTGTTCGAGGATTACGAGCGTCAGTATGGCGACGAAGCCTCGGCCTCCGAAGCCGCCGCCCGGGCCTTCGCCAACGAAGCCGCGCGGAAGAAGCGGCAGGACGTTCTCCAGGTCAAGGGCCAGCAGAAGATTGCCGGAGACGTGCGAAAGTTCAGGATCGACCGCCCGGGCCTTGCGGTGGAAGCGTTGCTGGCCGCGGACGATCGCGCGCCATATCCCAACGTCGAGTTCATGGACAAGGCGATTGCGGCCCAGCACTTCGCGATGATGAACGAGCTGATCCACCGCTTTTCCCGCGACGCGGCCGGGCGCGTCAGGGATGTCGCCACATTGAAGGATGTGCTGAGGGAAGCGTTCGGCCAAGAAACGGGGAACGCCAGCGCGAAGATATTGGCGAAGGCATGGCTGGAAACAGCCGAGTCGCTGCGTCTCCTGTTCAACAAGTGGGGCGGCGCGATCGGCAAGATCGAGAAATGGGGAATGCCGCAGACCCACAACATGCTCGCGGTCAGGGCAACCCCGTTCGAGCAATGGCGCGATTTCCTGATGGGCGACGAGTCGACCGAAGGATTGCTCGACCGGGGACGGATGATCGACGAGGAAACCGGGCTGCCGATGACGCCGCAGCGGCTGGAGCTTGCCCTGAGGTCGGTTTACGACACGATCATCTCCGACGGCTGGAACGAGCGCAGGGCCGGGGCTTTCACCGGGTCGAAGCTGGGCAATCGTCATGCCGACAGCCGGTTCCTGATCTTCAAGGACGCGGATTCGTGGCTCGCCTATTCGGAGAAGTTCGGGCGTCCCTTGTCGAAGCTCAGCCAGAAGCTCGACCCGGGCGCGGCAATTTACGACGCGATGATCTCGCACGTTCACGGCATGAGCCGGGACATCGCCCTGATGGAACGGCTTGGCCCCAATCCGGCGGCGACGATCCGCTGGCTGACCGACGGCCTTAAACAGGAAGCACACCTTCCCAAATATGCGGGCGACAAGCGGATCAAGCAGGCCGAATCGTCGGCGGTCAGGATCGGCAACATCTACAAGGAACTGACCGGCGGTTTCGAGATCGAGCACCCGAAGCTGGCGCAAACCATGTCCAGCATCCGCGCGTGGGAAAGCGCGTCCAAGCTCGGCTCCGCCGTCCTCTCGTCGATGGGCGACATCGCCACCCAATATGTGACCCGCCGCTTCAACGGGCTTCCCTCGATGCGGGTCGGTGTCGATTACCTGCGCAGCCTCAAGCCGACGAGCGCTGCCGATCGCGCCCACGCCGCGCGCCAGTTCCATATCGCCGAAAGCGCGATCCGCACGATGGGCGCCTACAATCGCTGGACCGGCGAGGCGATGACGGGAGAAATCCCGGCCCGTCTTTCCAACGCGGTGATGCACCTGTCGCTTCTCGACAAGTGGACCGACGAAGGGCGGCGGCTGTTCAACAAGCAGGTCTGGGCGGCAATCACCGACAACGCCAACAAGAGTTGGGACACGCTCGGCAAGGGCGGAATGGACCGCCGATTTCGGCGGATGCTGGAGCGCTACGGCTTCAACGAAAGCGACTGGGAGTCGCTTCGCTCGACTCCGTTGCAGGAGGATGGCGGAGCACACTGGATATTGCCCGATAATGTCCGCGATCCGGAGCTCGGCCGGCGGGTTGCTGAAATGGCCTTGCAGGAGACGGAGATGGCGGTTCCGTCCTCCTCGCTGCGAATCCGTGCGGCGGTGGACGCCAATTTGCGGAAAGGCAGCATCCCGGGCGAATTGTTCCGATCAGCCCTCCAGTTCCGCGGCTATCCCCTGCAATTGTTCTGGTCGCATGGCCGCCGCGCCCTGGAAGAAGGCGGCTGGGGCGCGTTCAAATATGCCGGAACCCTGTTCATCGCCTCCAGCATCATGGGCGCGATGTCCTATCAGCTCGCGCGCATTGCGACCGGGCAGGACATGGCGAATCCGGACCCGCGCGAAAACCCGGATTTCATCGCGCAGGCTATCTTCAAGGGCGGCGGTTTGGGAATCTTCGGGGATCTGATGCAGCATGTGAACGCGAAGGACTGGCGCGACTTCCTCGCCCAGAACGCGGGCCCGGTCTATTCCGCCGTGCAGGACGTGGGCAACGTCGCCTTCTCGAAAAACCACGGGAAGGCGCTCGCCCAATTGCTCCGCAACAACACGCCCGGGTCCACCCTCTGGTATGCCAAGCTCGCCTTCCAGCGGGAAGTCATCGACCAGATGCAGGCGATGATGGACCCGGACTATCGCAAGAGCGCGGCGCGAATGGTGCAGTCGGCTCGCCAGCACGGCACGAATTACTGGTGGAAGCCGTTCATGACGGCCCCGGAGCGAGCGCCTCGGCTTTCAAGCCAGAGGCCGCCGCCGGTGCAGCAGCGTTAGCGCAACCGGCTGAGATAGAGCGAGCATCCGGACGGACTGCCGATCCCGCTCCACTTCTTGACCTTGGCGTCGGGCGTGGCGACGACGTTGAACTGGCAGTCGCTGTTCTCGGTCCAGTAATAAACGGTGTTCCCGGCCATGACTTCCTGCCGTTGGGGATAGCCGAGCCGGTCGAATGCCACTTCCACCGGCTGGCCGATCAGGCTGTTCATCCCCTCGCTGAAGGGCCGCGTGCTCACCGTTGCACAGCCGGAAACGAGGACCGCCAGAAGCATTACGCGCTTCATCGCCATTTCTCCCTGTTGGGCGAGTGCATTTGCTCCCGTCCGCGCCGCGATTCAAGAGTGCGCCAGAGCGCCATAGCCACGGTGCATGACCATCTCCATCACGAGCGCGGTCACCGCCCCGCTTGCGGGCAACGGCGCGACCACGGCCTTTCCGTTCAGCTTCAAGGCGTTCACCGCCGCCGAGATCGAGGTCTGGCAGTCGGTCGGCGGCGCTGACCCCACGCTGGTCTCGCCTGGCGCCTACACGGTCACGCTCAACACCGGAGAGGGGGGCGCCGTCACCTTCGCGGTCGCGCCTGCGACCGGAACGGCCATCACCATCGAATCCAACCCGTCGTTTGCCCAACCCATCAGCTTCACCAATTCCGGCTCGTTCCTTCCAGAGACCCACGACCAGGCCAATGACCGGGCGGCCATTCGAGACATCTATCTCAATAGCCTGATGGACCGGGCGCTGAAAACGCCGGTCGGCGAAACCGCGTCGGCCCTTCCGGGTGAAGCAGACCGTGCTGGCAATTACCTGGCATTCGACGCCGACGGCAACGCGATTGCCGGGGAATCGGTCGACGCAATCACTCAGGCGCTCGCCGATATCAGCCAGAACACGACTGACATCTCGACCGTAACGGACCGCGCCAATCGTGCAATCGTGGTCCCTTCGGGTTCCGTCGATCCGCTGCCGGACGCCGCAACGCGCGGTGGCAAGTTCATGCAATGGGCGGCAACCGGCCTGTCGGTGCTGATGCTGTCGGCAAGCTCGCTGGTGATCGCGATCGCGCCGCAGCTGCAGGCCTACATCGGCGGCATCACCAAGGGCGACCCCGGCGGCAACGCGATGGCGATCGGCGCCTTCGAGGCGGCGGGAACGCTGAACATTCCCGTCGGGACCGATGCGGTTCGGACCAGCGGCTATTATGCGGTGTCGCCGGGCAAGGGCATCGCCGACTATGCCTATGACGCGACGGTCGACGCGGCCTATGTGACGGCCAACCCACGGACCAGCTTCCGGACGGCGAACGGCCGCGGCTTCAAGCTGACCGGGGCGCGGGTCAACCCGCTGCAGACCGGCGCCGTGGGCGACAATGTGGCGGACGACAATCCGGCGATCGTGGCGGCGGTAAACAGCGGCATCGCGGTCGAAATCCCGAAGCCCTACACCTTCCGGACCACCGGCGGCATCGTCCTTCCCGACGGCGCGAAAATCTTCGGCTCTGGCGGCACGATCAATTTCGATGCGAGCGTCACCGCGTGGGCCTTTTGCCCGGGCGCGGACGGAACTGCGGTCAATGTCTCGAACATCTGGATCGAGGGCGTTCACCTCAAGAGCAGCTCCGATGTCGGGTTCATGCACTTCGTCCGGCTGTCGAACACCGGAACCATCGACGGCTTCCGCTTCAACAGCAATACGGTTGATTATACCGCCGTTCCGAGCAATTCCAGCGACCGCTGGGTAATCACCGGCTCAGGCAAGGGTGGGACCCGGACAAACTTCCAGACCAATTTCAACGAGGTCAACGGACCGATGCAGCTGATCGCCACCGCGATCGGCGGCCACCTCGTCCAGCATTGGGAGATCCTCTGCAACCAGCTGCGCAACTGCCGCTCCAACGCGATCGCGATCGTTTCGCTTGGAGCCGTCAGCGCCGGCAACCTCAACACCGGCGAAGATATTACCGTCGGCTGGAATGACATTTCCGCCGACACCTACACCGCCACCGGGATTTTCGTCGGCATCGACGGGGTCACCACCGACAAGTGCGTCGCCCTGCGCAGGATCGAGCTGATCGGCAACACCATCAACATCGTCGCCGCCGGCAAAGGGCAGCCCGACATTATCATCAAATTGGGCAACAATTGCGCGAATCTCGGAGGCTTCGACAGCGTTGCCGACGTGATCACGCTCGACGGCAACAAGTGCTACGGGGGGATACAGGTCAACCAGGACCTGCCGACACCGACCACCGGGGCCAGCGGCACGTCGCAGGCGACCAACTTCCTGCTCAAGAACGGTCGTTTCCTGGGCGGCGATATCAGCCTTGCCTATCTCGCGGACGGGGCCGGACTGATGAACAATCGGTCCTTCGGCTCCCCCCTTCGGTTGGGCAACAGCAACGGGCGCATCGAGTCGCAAAACAACCGCTGGCGCAGTTTCAACCCGGTCGACGGCAATGCCCAGTTCGCGTTCGTCTCGTCCAACGACACGTTCACCGGCATTCCGACCGGGACCGATCGCGTCGTCATCTTCAACGCCAATGCCGGCAAGGTCCAGACCGGCATTTTCAATAATCCCACCATCGACAGCTATACCACCGGCCAGGCCTACGCGACGATCAGCACCCAGGGCGCCGGCAACCCGACCGTCACGGTGCGCGACCTTAAAACTTCGACCACCTGGGCGGTCAGCGGTGGCCGCTACGAGCGCCAGACGGGCACGATTACCGATATGACCGGCGGAGAGGTGTTCAGCACGAGCGTCGATCCTCCAAGCCTCGCGCCCGGCGCCTCCTCAGCCGAATTCACGATCACCAACGTCTTCGGCGCGCAGTTGGGCGATTTCGTGGAGCGGATCAGTTTCGGGATCGACACAAAGGGGATCGAGATACCCGCGCGTGTCTCCGCCGCGAACACGATCACCTTCTATTTCCACAACCCTGCGGGCAATCCCAACGGCACCGTCGACCTGGGCTCTGGCGCGGTGCGGGCCAGCTACCGCAGCAGGCTCGCCTAGCCGTGCGCCTTGACCACGAACACCCAGACGCGGCCCTTGTTCTTATGGGCAATGCCGTCGAGCTCGATAATCTCGTCGAGCGCATATTTTCCCCGCCCCCAGCGGTGGAGAAGGTAGGGAACCGCCATCGGGTGGGCGCCGAACGGGTCCATTTCGGACGAGTTGGCGTGCATCATCGTGTGCTCGATGTAGATGCGCCCGTTCGGGGCGAGCTGCGCGGCCCAGCTCGCAAGCGCCTTCTCCGGGTCGAACGCCTGGTCGAGCGAGTTGGTGTAGATGAACCCGAAGCGTCCGAGCCAGTCGGCTCGCGGGTCGTGGAAATCGTGACAGACCATGTTCGGAACGGTTTCCGCCGTCTCGGAAATGTCGGTCCCGATCACGTCCGCGCCGAGCCGATCCCTGAACCACTGAACCTCAAACCCGTTGCGGGCGCCGTGGCAGAGGCCCGGCGAGGCGATCCCGCGCGCTTCGATGTCGCTGGCGATCGCTTCGAGCGTCGTCGTGTCGGCCCAGACCTGGTCGAACTTGGCCTTGTTCCAGCGGATTTGCGTGTCGCGATATTTCGCCATTCCGCCCGCCCCGTAGTCATGCAAGCGGACGAACTGGTCGTGGGCGGGAACGAGCTTCAGACCAACCCGCTTGAGCGCGCGGTTGGCGAGGGATCGTGCTGGCATCCCGCCGCCATAGCCCCTGTCAGCCGCACCGCGCAAGCGGAGGGTCCGCTGTGACCCGTGGCCGCGGCTCTTCGATGGGCGACCTTGGCGAGAAAGTCGCCGGTATCGACGCGCGGTTCGCTGCCTTCGAGAAATACGAGCACGAGCGCTGGCACAAGCTCAACAATGACCTGCAGCCGGTCGTCGCTCTTCCCGAGCGGGTGACTCGCGACATCGCCAAGCTGCAGGGAACATTCGAGGGCCGGATCAACAGCGTCTCCAAGGAACTGGAGCGAGCGATCACCTCCGCCGTCGAGAAGGCGATGGCCTCGGTCAACGCCGATGTCGCCGAGCTCAGGGCCGATGTCGACGCGCTCAAGCTCGCCAACAGCGGGCAGGAGGGCGAGCGCACCGTTCTCAAGTCGATCCTGCAAAGCCCGCTGCTCGTCTACGTCGTCATGGTCGCGGGGATCGTCTGGGCGGCGCTGACCGGGCGGCTCAAGTGAAGGCGAACTTACCCGCCGCGCTCGCAGCCGTGATCCAGCATGAAGGCGGTTTCGTGAACGATCCACGGGACCCCGGCGGCGCGACCAATCGCGGAATCACGCAAGCCGTCTATGACGACTGGCGAGCCTCGCACGGCCTCCCGCTCCAAAGCGTCCGCAATCTCGTCAACGCCGAAGTCGAAGCGATCTATCGCACGCGCTACTGGGATGCGATCCGGGGCGACGACCTGCCGTCCGGGGTCGATTACTGCACATTCGACTTCGCGGTGAACAGCGGAGTCAACCGCGCCTCCCGCTTTCTCCAGAACGCCGCCGGGGTCACGGCTGACGGCAAGATCGGGCCGGTGACCCTGGCGGCCGTGGCTGCGATCCCGCCGCTCCTGCTTATTCGCGCGGTCTGCGCGGCCCGGCTCGACTTCCTGCACCACCTGGAAACCTTCGACCGCTTCGGGCGCGGGTGGACGGCGCGGGTGAACGAAGTGCGCGATCGGGCGGAGGCTTTGGCATGAGCGCGTGGCTTCACTCGCTGGCCCAGCGCGATCTGCGTGCGATCCTCGCGCTCGCCTTCTCGATCCTCGGCACGGTCGCTCTCACGGCCGTCGCGGTGTGGATCGTCTGGATCATATGGCAAGGCGGCTGGCCAGTTTCGACCGCCCCGCAGCGCATCGACAAGCTCGGCCTCGCGCTGGTGCTCGTGCTCGTCATCATGGGCGTGACGATGGTGAGTCTCGGTCTCGCCATCAACCGCCGCGAAGTGAAGGCGTCGGCGTTCGGCGCCAGCTTCGAAGCATCCGGAGGCGATACCGACCCGACCGTTGTGGCCGCAGCCGCCCAAGGCGCGGCTCAAGGCGCCGTGACCGCCGCAACCCCATCACAAGGAGCCTAGCCCATGCACGTCATCATCATCCTGACCGCCCTTGCCGTCGCGTTCGTCACCGGCGTCATTCTCGCGAGGCAGATCATTGCCGAGGTCCGTTCGGTCAAGGCCACGCTCGGCGGCGACCTGAACGCCCTTCACGCCCGGATCGCGGCGCTTGAAACGAAGATCAAGGCAAAGCTGCCGTGATGTTCCTTATCGCCCTTGCCGCCATCGTTCTTCCGCCCGTCCCCGGCGCGGTGAATCCGAACGTCAACCAGGGCGATATCGCGACCACCATCTGCGTCCACAACTGGACGAAAACGATCCGCCCTCCGGCAAGCTACACGAACAAGCTCAAGCTCCAGCAGATGCTCAAACTTGGCCTGACCGGAAGCCCGCGATTGTACGAGGAGGATCACGATATCTCGCTGGAGATCGGCGGCAACCCGACCGACCCGAACAACCTGTGGCCGGAAGCATGGGCGGGACCGTGGGGAGCACATGCCAAGGACCGGCTCGAGAACCGTTTGCACCGCGAAGTCTGCGCCGGGACGATCACGCTCCAACAGGCGCAGCACGACATCAGCACCAACTGGGTCGCGGCCTACGCCAAATATGTCGGCAAGCCGTGACCTGCTCGGTCTGCCCTCGCTGCGGCTACGCGCTTGAAGCGCTGGAAGCGTTCACCCTCGGCTCGCTCGGGGTCGAGGCCAGCGGTGCCGCCGTCTGGTGGAGCGGCCATCCGGTCCCGCTGACGACTGCCGAGCGGCTGGTCCTGATCGCGATCGTGCGCGCGGGCGGCAACACCGTCACCAGAGACGTGCTCGCCGAATGCGAAGGCTATGACGGCGACCGGCCCGAGAACAACACCAACGTCCTCGTTCACCGCATCAAGAAGGCGTTCCTCGCCATCGACCGGACCTTCGACCGGATAGAAACCGTGCGCGGGCAAGGCATCCGCTGGAGAATGGCATGATCGCCCGGCTGATCGCGCTCGCCATCATGCTCGTTCTGGCGGCCCTCGCATTGACCGTGCCCGCAAAGCCCAAGCCGCTGCTGATCGACGCGCATCCCGCGCATGTCGCCAAAGTCCAGGCGCCGCTCTGCATCGCGCCGTGGCGGCGCTGCACCGGCCCGGCCTGCCAGAAAAGGAGCGTCGCATGATCCGCGATGAGATCGTATTGTGAGCGGCGGCCTCGGAATGGCTCTAGGCGCTCGCCTGCTGCCCGTCAGAGCGTTTTTCGGCTCGATACCACGCTGGGCCTACATCGCCCTCGCAATCGTGCTGGCGGGGCTTACAGGCGTTCTCGTCCACCAGCATTATGCGCACAAGGCGATTGCCGCAGCCGAACAGCGCGGGGAAGCTCGAGCCTACGCCAACGTCGCTAGACAAGCGCAAGAGCTCGCCAGCAAGGCGAACGCGCTCAACGCCGGTATCGCCGCCGCCTTCAAGGAGAAGAACCGTGAGGAAAATGCTCGCATTGCCGCTGCTGCTGATACTCTCAGGCTGCGCGGGCCGGGAGCCGCGCGTTGCGCCGCTGTCGCCGGAGTTTCCGCAAGCGCCAGTGGATCTGTCGCGGCCGGTGGGAAGCCCGATGCTGCCGGACCTCAAGTGCCTCCAGACGACCGGGCAGTCGTGCCCTGGGGGTGGTTGGTAGGTCGAGCCGAACAAGCCGATCTGAACCGGGCGGAAGTGGTCGCGTGGCGGGATTGGTATCAGCGCTTCGCCGCGGAATGGACGAAGTGGCAGTCAGACGCCGCGAAGGCCCGGGCTAAACCGGAGACTTCGACGCCCTGATCGAATGGCCGGACGCGGGCTTGCGCTTGGCCGCGTCACAGGTGCAGCCCGCGCCGAACCAGCCTCTGCCGTTCGTCGGCTTGCCGCATTTCACGCAAAAGATCAGGCTCGCTTCATCGGGGATGCGCGGCTTCCTAGCCATCGCTCGCGAGCCGCTGTTCCTCGGCAAGTTCCTCGGCCACCCATTCGGCGGCCAGCGTCGCGGCCTTCAGAGCGACCGCCTGGATCGTCGGTGCGTTGCCGCATTCGTCGATTGCCTGAGCGGCGGCGGTGGCGATGATCTCGCTCCAGCGCTTCGAGTCCATGCGCCGGGCTTAGCGCGTTTCCGTCGCGCTGTTGAGGGCTTGGCGGACGATCTCTGCCGCTTTGTCCAGTCCGGAAGCATAGCCAGCATCCCAATCGCTCCTGCCGCCCGTGTCCTCAGCCTCAATGCGCTCCAGCGCCTCCCTCATCCCCACTTCATCGGATACGGGGATGGCGGAAACTCCCGCGATCTTGTCCGCGAACATGACGAAGGTGTTTCGCCCGTCGCTGGCTTCGGGGTAGAGGCCAGCAAATCGCCGCGCCTCGGCTTCAAGATACGTCAGCTTGTCCACCACATCGGCAGGAGCGGGTTGGGCGCGGGTGTCTGGGTATGCGGTCATTGCGCCGCAGTTCGGACAAAGGCGTGATTCACCCGTCATTGATCTGCTCCTGTGTTGGCGGTGGCGGAGGGTTTGGATCGCGGAGAATTGCGCGCGACCACCAGCCATGCGTGAGCCAATCGAAAAAGCTGCCCAGAACACCGATCTCGTTCACATCGCCCTCGCGCTTCATCTCAGACACTATCTCACTCCCTCCTGCCCAGGATTGGGGCGCGGCGCCGTTGGCGACCCGGTTTCGATCCGTTGCGCCGTCACGCTGCGACCGCCCGTTTCGCTTGATCGTAGGCTGCGCGAAGCTGGTCCCATTCCTGCCGCGATCCGCCGGCGTCCGGGTGGGCGGCCTTCGCCTTTACCCGATAGGCGCGCTCGATCTCCATTTCAGATGCGCCCGACTCCAGGTCGAGGATTTGCCAGCAGGTGAGCGCCACCACGCCGTCAGGCGAAGGCAGCGCTTCGAATGCAGAGAATGCCCGCTCCATCATGTCGGACGCGCCCCAGCGCTCTATGCCGCGAAGGGCCTCAATCGTCTTGCCGATCGCTCGCACGTTGTCTTTGACACGATCCCAGCGGTCGCAGGCGAAAGTCATCTGCTTGCCCTGCCACATGAAATAGACGGCCACGCCGGGATCGTCCGGCTCCTTTTGGCCCGAATAGGGAAGCCCGTCGCGCCGGAGCGGCACATTGGAACTGAGGACCGGATAGCGAGCGCCCATCAACCGAAGTTCGCGCATCAGCTCATCGCGCGAGTTTGCGAACGATAGGTTGAAGGCCGCGCGGGTCTTGCGCCTTGCGCGAGGCCATCCTGCGGGCCAAGCGAGCGGATAGGCTTCAGCGGTCATAGAATCTCCGAAGGGTTCGGCTGGTTCCAAATGTACCACGCAGCGGCACGGAGGGCGAACAAAAGCCGCACAAATTGGCGAAAATCCGCGCCAGATTTGAGTGAGAATGGCAGATTTGCGCGGGGAGCTTGCGTTTACACCGAAGGGGTCGGCGGTTCGAGCCCGTCAGCGCCCACCGCAGTTTTCCGCCGAATAATGCAATTTTCCAGAAAGGGTCTGCCGGTACGCATGAACCGCCTACCAGTCCAAAGCGGCTATCGCATCGGCCATGAACCGGGGCGAATATCTCGCATAATTGGCGTAGGTGATCCGGGTCGTCGTATGCCCGAGCACCTGGGCGATCCGGTCCATCGGCACGTCCGCCATCGCCATCCACACTGCAGCGGTCCGCCGGAACACATGCGGAGAGCAGGGCACTCCAGACCGTCTGGCAGCGGCTCCGACCGCCTTCTTCACACTGGCGACCGGCTTGGCTCCATATTCGATGACGTGATCCGTCAACGCGCCCTTCCTCGCTTCCAGCAATCGCTCCTTCAGGCGCGGCGTGATCCCGACTACCGTTCGGCGCTTGTTCGTCTTGTCGCGGCCGGCGGGTTCGAAGTCGATTGTCCCGTGCTCCAGATCCACCCGGCTCCAGGTCAGGTCGAGGATAGCGCCCATCCGAGCGCCTGTTCCCAAGGCCATTTCCACGAACAGCCGGACATGCGGCGTCTCTATCGCGGCAAGCAAGCGCTCCGCCTCGTCCCGCGACAGGTAGCGCTCTCTCGCCTTCGACGGCGGCGGAGCGGTGATCTGCGGCGCCTCCTTGCCGTAGTGCCAGCGCAGACATGCCCTCAGAGCTTCGAGCTCGGTTCGGATCGTGCTGTTCGTCCGACCCTCGCGCTTGCGTTGTTCGGCATAGGCGCGGCAATCGGCCTTGGTAATCGCCTTGCCGAGCCGATAGCCGAAGTGGGGCTCGAGCCGCTTCCACAGCGACGTCATGCGCGCCTTCGCGGCTGCGGTCGGTGCCCGGTCGGAGACATAGGGCGGCCATAGGTCGGCTACCCTTTCCGATTGCGGTTGAGATCGGGTCCGCCAGATCGCACCAGCGCGAGCCTCCGCGATCCCTCTGTCATGCGTTCCAGTCGCGATCCGAACGCGGCCTCGGCCCGGCTCGGTGTAAGCGAGGCTCCATTGTCCTCGGTGCCTGACAAGGCGGTATTCTGGCATTCGATGCGTTCGACCTCGCTGGCGGGAATGCGAATCAGCTTGCCGAGCCGGAAGCTGGACAACTCACCCCGGCGGCACATTTGCCTAACCGTCTCCGATGAGCAACCCCATCTCTGGGCGAGCGTCTCCGGCGAAAAGGGGCGCTCGACCATCACAGCGCCACCATCTCCATTGAAGCGCGTTCAGTCACCGCTCCCCCTTCCGGATGGTGGGCGGGTGCCTTTGGGCGCATCCCTTGCGGGAGCGGGCCAACACTCACTGCAAAAGCCCTCCACGCGACCGTGGATGCACTTGTCCATTCGGTTCAGGTGGCCGAAGTAGAAGTTGACGCGGACGGTCACAGTCCGCTCCGTATCTTTTCGAGGGCGGCGTCGATTGCCGCCAGCGCCGCGTCCATCGCTTCCACGTCTTCTCGAATATCAGGGTCGTAATCCGTCGCGTTCTTGTCTGGTGGGCACGAATGACACTCGACCATCACATCGCGCTCGTCCTGAATAATCGGACGCGCTCGTTCCAGCGCCCTCTCTGCCGTCTCCAGTGCGTCGGCGGCTTTGTTTGGAGCGTCGTTCAATTCGCCGTGGCTATCGCGCCATGAGCGATGCAGCCGCAACCGCTCAACCAGCGTCATTGATGGTGTCTTTGTCATTGGGATGCTGTCCGTTCGAGGGTGGCGCGGGCTTCCTCCGGCGTGTCGATGCCCGGCCTCATGCGCGTATCTGTTCCTGTAAGCGCTAGGTGCCAATTGGCGAGCGCCGCTGCCGTGCTGATGGTGTGATGCAGCGCCTTCTCTGTGTTGCCTTCGACGTGAGCGGACGCGGCTTTCTGTGCGAGGTAGCCAATGAGCCAGAACCAATCGAACGGTGTCTTTCCCGCGTCATGGTCAGCGCCCCATCGCTCTCGCTGATGGGCTGCTTCAAGCGCGGTGCCCTTGGCAAAGTCCTCGACTTCCGGTGTATTGAGGAGAGCGGTCAGCCGAGCGATTTCCGCATCCCGCTCCGCGATGGTCGCGGCTTGCTGTTCGGCTAGCGTTTCGAGGTGTCGCAACTCGGTTTGTAGTGCGATAATGTCTCGCGGGTCACATTCGAGCATCGCGTGGCAATCGTCGGCCTCGTAGGCTTGTGCGAAAAGCCGGTTGACCTTTTCCACAATCTCCCCCGTTGCAGAGGGCGTGGGTTGGGGGCGGGTGTTCCAGATACGTCGAGCGTCGTCAGCGTAGTAGCAAGCCTCAGTGGCTACTCCGCAGCCCTTACACCGCACTCGATAGAGCCGCGCACCGCGGAACTCGACGAACGGCTCCGGCTCTCGACACCAAGGGTTCGGACACGGCTTCAGCTCAACCGCCCCTGTCTCGCGCGCGGTCATTGGGATGCTCCACGAGCGCGGAGAGCGGCGGCGCAGAGAGCGAGCGCGAAAGTGCTGTCAGTCTCGCCGACGAACGAGCAGGTCGGCCCCTGAATTACGGCGATGTTCGGAACGTAAGCGCCGCGCTCCTTGAACCATTGCATTCCCTCCGGCACCAGCGTCATCGCGGCGTCGAGTGAGGCGGTCCAGCGCGGGACGAACTGTGCGGGGTCAAGAAAGCCATCGCGCTTTCCGCTTGATGTCCAATGCTCTATTTCGTCGCCGCCCGCGCCCCAACGCCAGTCTCCGGCATAGGGTTTGTAAAGCGGCCCGTTGAATACATCTCGGTAATCAATCGCGACCGAGATCGCCAAGTCCAACTCGCGATCCGGCCCCGTCGCGGCTTCCACGCGCGCAGCAAGCGCAATCAGGCTTTGGTTACGGTCTGTCATGGGTTGCGACCTTCGGCTTTGTGGCGCGCGTTCCAGCGTTCGATTGCTTCGTCCTTTGTCTGGTACCCGCCAACGAGACCCGGACGCCCGTTCGTAATGCCGCATTTGATGCAGTTGACGAAAAACGCCTCCGTGATGTCGGAGCCATCCGCCCAATGAGTGTCTGCAAGAGCCTCGCGGTAGTGGGTTTCACCGTCAGCGCTCGCTTCGCCTCCGCAAAATGGACACGGCAACAGCGCTCCGGTCCCGCTGGCGTTGGTAGGGGTGGTCATGCGAGCAACTCCCGCCGAAGCCGCGCAAGCGTCGGAAGCATGAACTCGCCGCGCTCCCTGGCGTAGGACTTCCGATAGGCCAGCATCTGTTCGTCGATCTCGGCAATTTCGCGCGTGGCACGGTCGCGGTCGCGCAAGAGTATGCGGAGCGCCGCGTCGGGCGCTCCCACGCGCTCCCTCTCCGGTTCGACCAGCTTGAGCTTTCGGGCGGCGGTCATGCGGCTTCTCCGAACTGTGCTTCACCCTCATTGCGAAGCGTGGTTATGTCGGTCCCGATCCATCGCGACAGAAGCTCGAGCGCCTGGTCGATGTAGGCCATGCGCTCGCTCTCCGGCATGGAGTCGAAGCCGATCGATTCGTCGTCCCATTCGAGAATTTCGCCGGTCTTCTTGCTCACCACTGGAGCCGACAGGCCGAGCTTGCGCTTGAGATAGCGATGCAGGACTCGCGGGGTCATTATCCCGTCAACGGCGTCGGACAGCTGCTCACATGCGACCTTGAGGCAGACCCAGTAGAGGCCGAGCCGTCGCGTGTTGCCGCGTATCTGCTTGATCTCGATGCGCACATTGCGGTCGCGGGGTAGCGATTTCACCGCATCTTCCGCAGCCGGCGTAACCGGGCGAAGCGACCCAAGCAGCGGGCGAAACAGCATCGGTTCCTTGTCAGACATCATTCGCCTCCTGCTTCTTCTCCCAAGCAATTCGGCCGGGCCATGCGCGCCAGTAATCTGCCGCCAGATCGACCGGATCGCGACCGCCGAGATATTCGGCCGCGAATGTCCGCCACCCGTATTTGTGCTGCGTGTGAAGGTGGCAGTTTTCCGAGAGCGGGATCATCCATTTGTCAGCCGACTTGGTTCCGACACCCTTGCTCGCCTTGTGCGGAACATGGGCGGCCTGGATTCGTCCGCCGCACAGCTTATTGCTGCCACCGCAAGCGCACGGCCTCCCGCGTAGCCATTGCCCGTAGGCGTCGGCACATTTCCAGGCTGGCCTAGGTGCGTTGCGGTGACGCGGTTTGATCGCGGAGCGGGAGAGCATCACTCCTCGACCTTCCACAGCGGGCCGCGTGTCCGTATCTCCTCGACCGAGGATCGCGGCGGCAAGCCATGTCCGGCGCGCGAACGGTTGATCTTCCGCAGGCGATAGTCAGGGTCCGTCCAGTAGCGCTTGCGGTGGACGCGGGAGAGCCGTTTGCGCTCGGCAAGAGGAGTGTCGAAGCTCATGCCTCGACCAACTCCCGCGCATATTGCTCGCGCAACTTCGCTACAGTCTGATCGACCTCGGACAGGAACTCGGCCGCGCATTCCTCGATCTCGGCAATGGCGGCGTCGTCCCGGTCGATCCTCTTCACCCAAAGCTGCATCGGCTCGGGGAAGCGCGGATCGAAGCTGGCAAAATCGCACCAGGCGCGCCCCGTGCAGGCAAGCTGGAACTGCATCTGCTTCATGTATTTGTCGGCAATCGTGCCGTTCAGCAGCGTTTCGCCGTGCGTGGCGGGGTTGGGGCACTTTATCTCCAACATGCCATCGCTGCCGATCAGGCCGTCAGGCGATGCTCCGGCGAATAGCTTGGGATGCTCGACGAAGCCGATTTCCTCGACATTGCAGAGTGCGTGGATCTGATAGGCGGCCCGAGCCTTGTCCTCCGTATCGACGCCCCATTGCATCGCCGGAGAGCAAAAGGACGGCGTAGGCTCTCCAGTCAGGCGTTCGATCGATAGTTCCCATGCGTAGTTTGCTCGGGACGCGCCCCAACCCGTCCGGGTCTTCGCCATCATGTCCGCCACGCGGGAGGCAGTCAGCCTGCCTAGCCTTGCGGCGAACCATTCTGCGGATCGCTGGTCCATCATGCGTTCTCCGTCTGTTTGCTCGGCTGCAGCCGTTCGATCAGCTTCACCGCCTGGGCCTCGGTCAGCTCCTTGAGCGATCCGACGCGGTAGGCTTCGCAAATCTCCTGCAGCGTTTTCCCGGTGGCGGGAGCGAGTGTGGCGATCAGGTCGCGCTGTGCATCCGTGATTGCGGCCGTGCGCTTGGGTTCTTCAGCCGGCGCGCTCATTGCGCGGACAGCCGCGTTGCCGTCGTCATCCTCGGTCGGAACCCCGAACGCGGTTTGCAGCGCATACCGGCGCGCATAGGTCAGCGCCGATCCGAAGCCCTGCGGGTCGCGCTTGTTCGCCGGAACGAACAGGCTCCCCATGCTCATGCTTTCGCCGCTGGCATGATGAAGGAAAGTCTCGACCGTCACGCCGCCGTCGCTCGGCTGGCAATGCTGCGTGAAGAACAGGCTGTGCTTGATGAGCGCGGGCTTGATCGCATCGATCACCGCGCCAAGGTCGGCATATTTGCTTACCTTGCCGCCCTGCTTGAACGCCGGGTTGACAGCGGCCTTCGTCGCCTTGTCGATTTCGGCGAAGGCTTGTGCCATTGCCGCGTGAAGCGTCGCCGCCTCGACTTTGCCCTGTGCAGTCATTGATCGTCGCCCGCCGCTTTTTCGGCCGCACGGGCTCCTCTTGGGGATTGGGGGGATTTCATTGCCGAACCGAACCGCAGATGGAGCGTGTTTCGCTTTGCCTGACGGTCGAGAAGCTGGGCGCAGGCTTGTTCGATGGGGGTCATGCCGCCACCCGTTCGCGCCCATCGCGCGGTTGCAGATGCTGAACGTCGGTCAGCGGCTCGAACCGATAGCCGGTCGCCCGGCGGTCGTATCGCGGCGACCCGACGAAGAGCGTCTGATCCTCGAACCCGTCGCGCTCCGGGTGCATCGCGAAGTCTGCCGCATCGCTCCAGGTGAAGAACTCGGCCACGGTCGGGTTGCGATGGTCGCCGAAGCCCCAGACCGGGTGAATGAACAGCGGCCCGCTCACAGCGCCACCCACATGGCAACGGACAGGCCAAGCCCGGCAACGATGATCGCCTTGGCCGCGATATCGACCCAATCAATCGGAGGGTGAAAACCGATACGGATGCTGCGAGGCTTGCCGCACAAGCGAGGGTCGATTGCTCGCGCATCGCGCATGACTTTTGCGACGGTGCGAACATCGAGCGGCGGAAATTGCGATCCGGCAGCGCGGTCGAGAACGGGGTGGTTCACTTGCCGCACTCCACGAGATTGCCGTCCGTGCAGATGTACCAGGTGCCAGCCTTGATCCCGTCGCGCCCGGTGATTCCGCAGGCGGCAGACTTGATCGAACCATCGTCGGCGAACTCGGTAATGTAGAGCGCCTGCCCGTCGCCCTCGCACATGACCTTGCTGGCAGGAGCATGAGAGAAGGCCGCGCCGTAGTCGCCGCTGTTCGATGCCGCGCCGTAGTCGCCGCTGTTCGATGCCGCGCCGCGATAGCCGCTGTTCGATGCCGCGCCGTAGTCGCCGCTGTTCGATGCCGCGCCGCGAGTGCCGCTGTTCGATGCCGCGCCGTAGTCGCCGCTGTTCGATGCCGCGCCGCGATAGCCGCTGTTCGATGCCGCACCGCGATAGCCGCTGTTCGATGCCGCGCCGTAGTCGCCGCTGTTCGATGCCGCGCCGTAGTCGCCGCTGTTCGATGCCGCGCCGCGAGTGCCGCTGTTCGATGCCGCGCCGTAGTCGCCGCTGTTCGATGCCGCGCCGTAGTCGCCGCTGTTCGATGCCGCGCCGCGATAGCCGCTGTTCGATGCCGCGCCGTAGTCGCCGCTGTTCGAGGAACTCTCGGCAGGCTTGGTGCGGGCGAACACCCATTCGATGGCGCGCCTGGTCAGCTCGGAAATCGAAAGCTCAACGCCAATCGTGATCTTGGCCGAGCAAATCTTCACATCGTCATTCGTCGAAAACGGCCCGTCCTGCGTGACCTCAAAATAGCGCGAGGTTCCCGGTGCGTAGTAACCGAACACGCTGAGCGGGTGCGCGTCGGTAGTGCAGGCGTGGAATCCGGATCGGCAAACCTGGACGGCGCCTTTGTGCTCGAAAGTCTTCCCCGGCTCGAACCGGAAGCCCTGGCAGGTGAGGTCGTGGTTGAAACCCTTGATGCTGGCGATCGGCTTTTCAGCCTTCGCCTTGGGTTTCGCCGCCCGCTTCGTTTTTGCCTTTGCTTCCCCCGCCGCTTTCGATGTTTCCGCCTTCGGGATGATGTTGGAGGGGCGGTTCATGCCGACACCTGCTCGGCAAGCCGCTGCATGTCTGCCAGCGCATCGTTGTTGTTGTCGTAGAACCGCGCCGGGCTGATCTTGAACGACGGGTCGCTGGCGTCGTAAATCATCATCGCGGCGAGTTCGGTGTTGTAGAACTGCTCAAGCGCTTTGCCCTCGGCACCCGCGAGAGTGACCGTCCATCCGGCGCGGCAATGCGTGTTCGCGCATGTGTGCCAGCCGCCCATGTCGAGGGCTTTTGGCTGCGACGCAGCGGCGAAAATGGTCTGGTGGATGTTCGGGATGGTCGGGACCGGCGGCGGCCCCTCTGCCCCTTCGCGCCCCTGGATATTGTCCTGCCAACGCAAGCCCGAGCAGTCCGAGCAGCGCGAGCAGCCCGAGCAGTCCGAGCAGTCCGAGCAGTCCGAGCAGCCCGAGCAGCGCGAGCAGCGCGAGCAGTCCGAGCAGTCCGAGCAGCGCGAGCAGTCCGAGCAGTCCGAGCAGTCCGAGCAGTCCGAGCAGTCCGAGCAGTCCGAGCAGCCCGAGCAGTCCGAGCAGTCCGAGCAGCCCGAGCAGCGCGAGCAGTCCGAGCAGTCCGAGCAGCCCGAGCAGCGCGAGCAGCCCGAGCAGTCCGAGCAGCGCGAGCAGTCCGAGCAGCCCGAGCAGTCCGAGCAGCGCGAGCAGCGCGAGCAGTCCGAGCAGTCCGAGCAGCGCGAGCAGTCCGAGCAGTCCGAGCAGCGCGAGCAGCGCGAGCAGTCCGAGCAGTCCGAGCAGCCCGAGCAGCCCGAGCAGTTAATACAGCCATCGCAATCGTCCAGCGATAGAAGCGCCTTCTCCGCAGCTTCGCGCGTTCCGAAATAGGCGATGCTGGCCCGATTATCGCGGCCGTCGATCAGCCAACTGTTCTCTTCGCGGATCGCCGCCGCTTTCGATGTTCCCGTCTTCGGGATGATGTCGGAGGGGCGGTTCATGCTGCGATCCTTTCGCTGACTTCGGTGAGGAAGTGCTGGCGGACAGCAGGGCTTGCTTCGCGCCATGCCCGCCGCAAATTTGCGAGCTGCTTCCCGGCTGGCGAGAGATCGCTATGGCGTCGTCTGCCGGTCGCGCGGCGCACGGCTGCTTTCGTCGGCTCCTCACCAGCATCCAGCGCGGCGTCGAGCGTCCGCCGGACGATACCTGGGTAGGTTTCTTCGGCGTCCCTGATCTCGCGCGCTTCGTGAATGTCTTTGGCGCTCAGGCCGATGTCGGCAACCGAGGGGATATTCTCGTTTGGAATATCCCTCTTCCCTTGTCCGCCGTGGGGCTGCACATCGCCCCGCGCCTGCGCCGCGTCATATTCATCGGCGATCCTGCGGTTGGCCATGGCTTCGATCTGGAGCGCATCGGCCTGCGCTCTCCAGACCTTCGTAATGACATCATCGAACGCGCCCTTGGCTTTCGCGAGCCGCGCGGCTGTCTTGGCCGCAGTGTAGGCCGCATCAGCCATGTCGCGGGCTTCCAGAACCTCGGCGGAATCCTTGGCGCTGGCGAGCATCGACGCGGCCCGGTCAACAAGCGCGGGGAGCGATTCAATGCTCGGCGGTGATTGAACGGCGGGAAGCATCAGACGAGCGCCGGGAACGAGCCGTTGACGCGAACGATCTGAAGCGTCTGGCTGGAACGGAAACGGTTCCATCCGTGAAAAACGATCTCCAGCGCATCGCTGCGATATTTGCGCTCGCCAATCAACGCGGAGCGCACCGCGAATGCGGGGTCGCCCCGCCTGATGTTCTCACCCAAGCAAACCTGGTCGAGATAGGCTTCGGCTTCGGCCGGATGAATGTCGGTAAGCAGATAGTGCGCCGCTGCGATAACGGATTGGGCGACTAGATGCTTATAGCCCTTGATGTGCCGCATGGCGTAGGCGGCAGATTCGATAATTCGATTGTCGCCGCGCACACGCGAGAGAACTTCGGAATTGGTGATTTGCGTTCTTGGGCCAAGATTGCGACCGCCGCTGCGCTCGTAGGCGATAATGTATCTGGCGGTCGTCGCGGCCAGCGCGGTATAGGTGAAGCCCTCCATTGCCAGATAGTCCCCGGCGGTGCGGGCACTTCCCTGATCAATCGTGGTGCGGCTGTCGCGATCAATGCCGAAAACGACAAGAAATGGAAGCGATGTATTCGCCTCGATGAGAGCCGTGAGGCGGTGCTGGCCGTCATTCAGTTCGCCGGATTTCGCAACAATGATAGGCTCGCCATTGAACGCCCAGCGGCCGTTGAGCATGTCAGACGCGAAGTGCTGCGCCTTTACTGGCTTGACATGCCGGTTATCTGGATTGCGCTTGAGCATTTCAGAGGCGAGGCCGGGCGTGATCGTGATGGTCTCTGAAAAGACCTCGCCCTTGCTGCGCTGTACGCACTCATTGAACCAGTGAACCGTGCCCGCTTCCGGCTTCTTCGACTTCGCCGGGGTAATCCGCTCTAGAACCGTTGCCATTGCTCATCCTTTCGTTCGGATGAGACAGAAAATACACGCTGCGTTGAGTATGTCAAGCGCGCTGCGTGTAATCAGCGAAAAATATGCGGAATCCGCTTTGCGCCCGCTTCGGGCTACGCTATTTGGAACAAATGGAGAACGTACTTACCTTTTCGTCACCGGACGAGGTTCCCGCCGGATTCACCACAATTGCTGCTTTGTCTATGATTCATAGAGGATTAAGCAGTCGCGGCCGAATGGAGAGTGGGGCGAGGGGTGATCCTGTGGCGGACGATATTATTGAAGCGGCTTTGGCCCGCCGCGTAGCTGCCATGCAGCTTGGGCCGCAATGCGAGAGCGAGTCCGAGCGTCGCCTTCGGCTGGCAAAGCTAGCAATAGCCGTAGAGCTTCTTGAGAGGTCTCGGCAACGACCTCCGCCCTCGCCGGGTCCATCCCTTCGAGTTCCAGGAGCCTGCGAACGACTTCTGCAAGATCAGGCACTTCTGCATTGAAGCCGAGTAGGTAGTCGGTTGTGGTTCCTAGAGATTTCGCGATTCGCATGAGCGTGTCGAGGTCCGGCGTCCGGTAGCCGGTAAAGTAGTTATGAAACCGCGCTACTGATATATCGCAAAGACTCGCGGCGTCGGTTTGGGAAAGCCCCCGGTCCCGCAGGATCGCCTGGAGTTGCTGATCGACGCGATTCTTCACCGGCACTGAAAAGCCGACGCGCCGCGTTGCGTCTATAAACGAGTGGGGTTGCATTCTTTCAACACTCCGTGTAACGAAACGGAATGCAGAAGAAGCGCGAGTCTGTATCAAACTGGCTGATCGATCAGGTCGGTCCTGAACTGGTGCGGGAACGTCTCAACGTATCCTCGCAGCGTCTGCACATGTGGCGTGTTCGCGGTATCCCGCTCGAAAAGCGCATAGCCTTCCAAAACCTTGCGCTTGAATGCGGAATTGAGCCGCCACCCGAGTTTCTTGCCGAAGCCCTCAGATCGATTGGGCTGGCCGCATAATGATCCGCTCGCCCCAACTCCCGGCGAGCACCCGGAGCGCCGGAAACGGAAGCGCGCCCTTGCCAGAGACGTGTGTCTGCTCGGCTGAGCGCTCCGGATTTTTCACGAAAACGCTCCCGGTTTTCCTGTTCCTGGAGTGTCAGGGCAGTCAGCCCCGACTGCCCGCCCTTTCCGATCCCGCGAGGCCGTAGATGGCGCTGGGGGAGGCTCTGATACTTACCGCGCTTGCCTCCGCTGGTGCGCTCGCTCTCGCATACATCGCCCGCGAACTTCGCGAGATAGCCGAGGACGAAGCCGCGCTCGGGGAATGGCCGCGTGTTCCCAATGAACTCAACGAAGGAGAGTGAGTGATGGACTACACAAACAATGGGGTGGCGCAGCAGCAGCTGCAGCAGATGCAGTCGCCGGGCCTCGCCGCCGGTCGGCCAATTCCAGAACTTGGTCGGCTGAAAGCGGCCGCCGAGCGGGTATCGAGAGCGGAGCAGCAGATCGATAACTTCGTCACGCGGTTCCACGGCTCTCATCCAGAATGCGAGAACCAGACCTCTGGTGGCTGTTCCGACAATTATCGAAATGATCTCGACGCGCTGTTCTCGGCAATCGAGCGGCTCGAATATTCCGTTTCTACGCTCGACCACATCGGCTGAATCGTGACGGCCCCACTTCCTCAAGAGACGACCGTGGCAGCGCCTCAAACGCCTTTCCTGCGCGCAAGCGTCAACGCCGTTGGGGCCGGGGGCGTAACGCCCTTTCGGATACCGGCGAAGAATCGGAATGTCACAACTTTTGGAGAATTGGTGACCGGCGAGGATCGCTGGGGGAGGATCGGCAATTCGGCCGGCCACCAAAGGACGCACACAAACATCGACATCGCACATCGTGGGGAGGCCCTATAGTGGCTTCCGTCCCAACAATCCTTGGCGAATCAAAAGCGGACACGCTGCGGGCAATCGGCTCCGCGCTCCTGCAAACGAAGAACGCCAACAGGCTCACTCTCGATACGATGGCCGAAACGATGCGCCGGTCGGACGAAGCCGTAGCGCAATACATCGCTGGCGAGGCCGAAATGGGCGTCACCGCATGGCTCCGCGCAATCAAGGCATGGCCCGATCTTGAGAATCGCCTGACCTACCATCTGATGGACGAGGACGAGAAGGCGTTCCGCGCCAATCAGCGCGCCCTGAACCTTCCACCGCCACAGCCGAAATCGGAGGCCGCATGAGCGTCCGCATACTCACAGGCGATTGCCGCGAGAAGCTGAGTGATCTGCCTGATGCCAGCGCACATTGCTGCGTGACCTCGCCGCCATATTTCGGGCTGCGCGACTACGGCTGCAATGGACAGATGGGCCTAGAGCCGACTCCCGACGAGTTCGTGGCAGCCATGGTCGGAGTGTTCCGCGAGGTGCGCCGGGTGCTGCGCGATGACGGAACGCTATGGCTGAATATCGGGGACAGCTATTCGGGTTCTGGCAAGGGCGGCAATCCTGAGGCCGGCAAGCAAGCGACCAATAAGGGTTCGCAGTCGATTGGCGTCCTCTACGGCAAAACCGGCGAGACAGCGCGCCTAGCGGCGGTGACAAACGTCACCCGCGACGTGGAAGGCATCCCGCCGAAGAACCTCATCGGCATTCCGTGGATGCTCGCATTCGCCCTTCGAGCCGATGGCTGGTATCTGCGCCAAGACATCATCTGGTCGAAGCCTAACCCGATGCCTGAAAGCGCGCGCGACCGCTGCACGAAGGCGCATGAATATATTTTCATGCTCAGCAAGTCGCCGCGCTACTATTACGACCAATCCGCCATTGCCGAGCCGGCAATCTATTCCGGCATTACCGGCATGGACGAAAGCGGTTTCAAGAATCCGGCCAATTTCGACGGCAAGCACAGCAAAACAAATGTGCGTGGTGAGAAGCGCGACGAGCAACGCGGTCACTCACGCCGCCATGCGGGATTTAACGACCGCTGGGACGCGATGGAGAAAGCCGAGCAGTGCTCCGGGACGCGGAATAAGCGCAGCGTTTGGGAAGTCGCGACGCAGCCGTTCAGCGAAGCGCACTTTGCCACCTATCCACCAGCGCTGATCGAGCCGTGCATCAAGGCCGGATGCCCCGAAGGTGGAACCGTCCTAGATCCATTCGGCGGCGCTGGAACGACGGGCCTCGTTGCTGACCGGCTCCAGCGTGATGCGATACTGGTCGAGATTAACCCGGAATATGTCGAACTGGCTCGCAAGCGCATTGCATCCGAAGCCGGAATGTTCGGCGAGGTTTTGGCCGCATGATCCGCCGCCTCCGCTCCCTCTATCTCACCCACATCGTCCTGCCTCGCATGGTCCGGGCGAACCGTGACAGCTACGAGACGCGCAGATTCCGCGAACGCAGGGCAGCGGCATTGAAGCACGCGCGCGGCATCCATGCCTGAACCGCGCTCTCACGACCTCGAAGAATGCCCCGACGGCCTGCTCCGCCGACTCCGCTCCGCGCTTGAGCGGGCGAAGGACGAGCGGCGCGAACGCGAGGACTGCTGAAGATGGCGGGGGGGATGATCGAACTGCCGTTTCCGCCAGCAAGCCTGAGTGGGCACCATAACGAGCACTGGCGCAAGCTTCAGCCGGTCAAGAAGAAACACCGCGAATGGGCCATGCTCGCCACGCTGGCCGCCGGTATCCCCGTTCCGGACGACGGCGACATTCGCGTGTCCGTTACCTTCTACCCTCCTGACAGGCGCGGGGACCGGACCAACTATCCGAACCGCTGCAAACCATATTTCGACGGCATTGCCGATGCGCTGAAGGTCAACGACCGCCGGTTCCTGCCGACATATCATTTTGCCGAGCCGACGAAACAGGCGCGCGTCGTCGTGGTGATCGGTCAGTGAACACCATCCACGATCTCCCGCGCCATGGTGCGCCATGCGGGGAGTGCGAGAAGTGAGGCGCTGGACGAAACCGGAAACCGAGCGCCTCTACGCGCTTGCCGGGGCTGGCCTGAGTGCAATCGAAATTGCATCCGTCCTTCAGCGGTCAATCAAAACCGTTCGCGCCTTCGCTGATCGCAATCTCCTGAAGCTCGCCCGGCACACCTGGAAACCCGATCCGCCAACGTCCGCTCATTGGACCGAGGCCGACAAGATCGCTCAATGGGCGAGAGTGCCTCACGACCTTGCGACACTTGTAGTCCAAGGCGCAAGAAAATTCAATGTTTCAGTGAAATGGTTGCGGTCGGAAAGCCGAGACAGCGAACTCGTCAAATGCCGCGTCTGGATTTCATGCGAAGCCAGGGGGCGCGGCCACAGCTATTGCAGAATAGCCCGCGCCCTCAATCGTGATCATACTACGGTAATTCATTATCTGCGTTCCAGGATTTCCCCGCTATCCACAGGGCGCGCTGTGGATTCCCGGTTTGTTCCTTGCCGCGACGAATGTAAAATTGCGGCATGAGCATAGCCACACTTTCGCGCCGGATGGCGGATGCTGGAGCTTCTGCTGACCTGATCGCCATAGCTATTGAAGAAATTGAAGCCGTGCGCGTCCGGATCATGGACGCCGCCGGAGTCAGTCCATTGGCCGCGCGCGTCAACGGCAACGGAAAGGTGGTGCGGCGGAAGATTCCTAAGCTGTTACGCCAAGCCGTTATTGCCCGCGATGGGTTGGTCTGCGTCTATTGCGAAGCCGCTCTTCACCAGAATGCGGTCCATCTGGATCATAAAGTGCCGATCTCTCGCGGCGGTAAGCATACCGTAAGCAACCTGTGTGTCTCCTGTGCGCCTTGTAACCACGCCAAGGGAACGATGACGCCAGAGGAGTTTCTGGCATGATCGCGCCCGAGGTACTCGACGCGCTCCTGCGCGCGGGCGCTTCCGCTGAGATGATCGTCGCTGCCGTGAAGGCAGATGCTGCGATGGACGAATCGAAAGCTGAAAACCGTCGCGCCAAGGACCGTGAACGCCAGCGCCGTCACAGGATGTCACGAGATGTCACCGTGACAGACTGTGATTCCACGGACATTCCTTCCCCCCTATCGCCCCCCCTAAAAAGCACCCCATACCCCGAAAAAATAACCCCCCCTATA